GTAGTCAGCTGCGTTACCTAGAGATGAAGCAGTGTTGCTTAACTCTACATAACCATAACGTGTCATGAAGCCTACTACTGGTTCAAAAGTAGCTGGATCAAGAACAACACCACTGCTCATTAATGGAACGTATGGGCAGTAGAACGCTGCAGCGTCAGCTTCTGAAGAACCTTTGTAACCTACTAATACTGGTGTGCTGTCTGAAGCATAACCATCAACGTAGATCTTCATAGCGCCATTCAATGTACCAACAAATTTAGTGTTTGTTGGAGCTTCAAATGTACCTTCTGTACTACGAGCAAAAGCTGAAGTAGTAGCAGATTGAAGAACTGTTAATGCTGCTGCAGATACAACAGCCCAGTTACCAGCGCCACGACGTGTACGTTGAGCGATCAAGTTAGCTGCGCGGTTAATTAAAACAGCAAGAGCAGCGTGCTCGTCACCTACGAATGTAGCAGTACCAGAAACAGTAGCTTGGTTGTAGCTATATGTTGAGTATGAAAGAGCACGTAGACTAGCTAAGATTTCTTGATCAATTTCAACAGTAATTTCTTGAGCCAAAGCTGCCATGATTTCTGCTTCAACATCTAAACCGTGCATAGATTGTGCGTCTTGAGCTGCCTCAAAAGTCCAACGTGCGCTTAGTTTACGTGTTTTAGCTTCAACAACTTGTTTCAAGATTTGAACGTTGATACGGTTACCTGGAACGCCTTCAAGTGAGCTAGTTGAAGTAGCTTTACCTGTTGATGCGCCTGAGTAAGCAGTAGCAATGCGGAATGGTGATAATGCTTCATCACCAGCTGTAGTAGCATCAGCACCTGAAGTACCTGCACTTACGCTATCAGCGTAACGTACACGTAATGTGTGGATTTGTGCTACTGGGCCAGTCATAGGTTGTACACCAACGATTTCGTTAGCGATAACTGTTGGCATAACACGACGAATTACCGGAAGGATTACGCGGTTTAGTGTAGCAACGTTACCTACTGCAGTTGCGCCACTAGATGCTGTTTCCATCAAGTGCTTCTTAGTGTTTTCTAAAATTACAGCCATTGTGGTTCTTTTCGAACCTTGTAGACCTTCTAACAGGGCGTCTTTGGTCTCGTTCCAACGGCCTTCTAATAGTTGGGTTGTCATTTCTTTATCTTCCTTTTATAAAAGTTTGTATTACTTTAGCCCTGCTAAACGCTTAATGTCAACAACATTGTTGTCGATTACTTGAGCGTCTGTTTTAGCAGATTTATCACCAGTTACTTCTACTTTACTTTCAGCAAGCATTGGCTTGTCGGCCTTTGGCTTAGCTGGAGAGTTATTTAGAACTGCTGGTAGATACTTATCGTAAGCAGATCTGAGTTTCTCAGTCTGTACGTTTTCGAGTAGACTGGTCATTATCGCAGCTTTCTCTTTATTTAGTGGTCCTAATAATTCTGTTAGTGTGTCCTTACGGCCAGCACTTTCAGTGATTACACGGATTTCTTTTTCTTTAGATTCAACTAAAGTTTCTTTTTCAGCTATTGCTTTTTTACTTTCAGCAATGATAGCGTCTTTCTTAGCTAACTGTGCTTGAAGTTTAGCAAATTCTTTGTTCTCATTTAAGTGAGTAACAGCAAATTCACTAGCAAACGCTTCAAATAGGCGACGACCAAACATGTTCTCACGAGCCGCTTGGATATCTTCTTTTAGTTGGGTCAATTCTGTCCCTAGATTGGTTGCCACTGCTTCCTTAACAAGACGAGCACTACGGCCAATAAAGTCTTGTTGTAGAGCTGCTAATTTAGTTTTAGCTTCTGCTACAAGTTTAACTTTAGTTGCGATAACATCTTTCTTGTCTTGGTCAAACTCTTTGATCTCTTCAGCTAGCGCACGGATAACAAATTTTTCTAACTTAGCAGTTGCTTCGTTTTGAATTTTGCGATCTGAACGTAGTTCTTTGATCTCTTCAGCTAGTTTAGTAACCATAAAGTTATTAAATTTGCCTGCGCTTTCAACCATGTGACGTTTAAAGTTCACACGATCTTCTGCTAGAGCTTGTTTCTCACTAGCGAACTCTTTAAGTTCGGCAGTAAGACTTTCAGTGACCATTTTGTCTAGAGCTTCAACCATTACTGTCTTGTCGTGATTGTAGCGACGAGCGAACTCTTCACGCAATTCAGCGCGAACAGTCTCACGTGCTTCATTAATTTGACTTTCCCAAGCTTCTGTAATAGCTTCTTGGGTAGCTTCATTAATGATGCCACTTTCTAACAATGGTTTGATAGCATCTAACATTGTGATCTCCTATTTAATTTTTAGATCTTTGATCAAGCGAGTAACTTGCTCTTTCAAATACTTCTGTACCTTTTGATCTGCGCTGGCTTCTTTTGCCATTTCGAATACCTTAGCACCACCACGCATATTCATCAGTCCTTCGTAAATCGCTGTTGGATACGCATTAGGTGCGCTTGGTTGCGCAACTACATCTACAGTGACTATTTCAAAATCACTGACTTTACCGTCACCTTCAACGTTGCCTGAGCCACGTGAACTAACGCCAAGTTTAACACCACTATCCAACATAGTCTGAACTAACTGACCCATTGGAGTAGGTAAAATCTTTAATTTGCCGAAGCCGTTAGGACCGTCCATCCACATATCTGTAATCATGTGACTTACGCGGTCTAGATTAATCTTCAAATCATCAGGGTGATCTACTTCGCCTAAGACGCTGTAGCCACCCTTGATTTGTTCCATAATGCTAGAAACGGCTTTACCAATCTCATTTACAGGATATACTCGCTCATTGTGATTTTTGACACCACCTTGAATGAATATACCTTTCATGTAAAGATCTTTACCTTTACCGTCGTGACGGTCTTCTGTTAGAACTTCCATTCTAGCAGCATCAAAGGTTAAGTTTTCTTTAAGATATAAAGCCATTATATTATCCTAATTAACGTGCTAACGGGCTTTTAGTAGCTACAGGCACTTTACCGTCTGTAGTTTGACCTTCGCCTGCTTTTGGTTTGTTTGCTGATGATAATGATTTAGTACCACCAGCTGTGTTTTGTACTTTACCAATTAAATCGCCTTTTGGTTTAACTGAACGATTAGGTGATTGGCCATCTGGGTTTTGATTTGCGCCGCCTTTAGCGATATTAGCAGATGAACCGCCCATATCAGTTTTACCAGCTACAATACCTTTAGTGTTAATTGTTGCTGATTTACCAGCACCAACTTCGCCACCTTCAGTTTTTTGACCTTGATCAGCTACTTTTTCAACGTATTCACGAACAATAGATTCTTCCAAATCTTCTTCTTCTTCGTCTTCTTCTGTATCACATTCTTCAGCTTCGTAGAATTCTTCTTGAGCAACTTCTTCGCCGCCCATATCGTTACCCATTTCGTCGCCACCGAACATGTCAGCGTGTTCTGGTTCGTTTTCTTCGCCGGCCATTAAAGCATCAAATTCAGCTTTAAGTTCGTCAAGTGCTGACTCTAAGTCAGTAATGCGTTCTTCATCACTGGCGTGTTCTTCTTCGTGTGAGTCTAAATCGCCGCTATCATCAAAGTCGTTATCTAATTCTGAACCTTCTTCAGATCCAAATTCTTCTTCGCCTTCTTCTTCTTCGCTAATGCCTTCTTCGTCGACTTGAATTTCGTCAACTAGACCTTTAACTTGGTTACCGCCAAGATTTTCATCTAGGTCTGTTTCGTCGATAAGGCTTTCGTAAATGTCACGTGATTTTTCAACAACGATGTTGTGGAATAATTCACGAGCCTTGTCAGAATCATCATTAATGATGAATTCAATTAACTGTTCGTACTTGTTCATGTGAACTCCTTAATATTAAGTTTATAATTGTCGATATACAATTATATAGATATATCTCTGTAATATTATTTACATATATAAGATAAAATTGTGGTTAAATGCGTTGTTTTTGATTCGTTTTGGGAGATAACTACATACCGGCAGTTGGTTCTGCCGGTGGTTCGTATTGAGTTTGAACTTTTTCTATCTTCTGTTCTTTTTCTAACTTGCGTACATCATTCATAATGCGTAGGCGATTTAACTGCGCTAGCGTTAATTTAGTTTTACGCAGGTCATTCAATGACACAGTCGTGTTGTCATCTTTCTCAGTGGAATAACCCGGCAATTCTTTGTCAAAAATTTCTAATAAGTTCATATTCTTATTTACCACAAGCTGTTAAGAACCGGCCAAC